TTATCTGCATTAGAAACAGCTATCAATGCTGCTGGTAGCGGATGGGTTGCTGAAGTATTAGATGATTATGATACAGTTGTATCTACTGAATTATTAGAAATGTTTGGACAACATGCTATAAATTCTAATTATATATATTTATCAATTCCATATAATAATATGTCACAATATAAATGTGATAAAGTTAATGGAATTATTTATTTTTCAACAAGTTTAACTCCATATAATGAAATTACAGAATCACCTTTATTTCTAAGAGATTATTCTAGTTTTGTAGAATCTAATGAAGGAACTTTTGGTGCTGGGTTTAATAATATAATTATAAAGTACAGGGCGGGATTTGAAGAAGAAAATTTACCTTATGACCTTAAGTTGTGTATTTTAATGATTGTTAAGGATTTATATGACAGACAACAAGAGAGCAGTTTGGGTTTAAAGTCATTTCACCTTTCAGGTGTTATTAATAAATCTTTTGACGCAGCGGTTACTGAGAAAGTTATTCCTATTCTTAATAAATATCGAAAAGTTAACATATAATACTTGCAATTAACATATTGGACAAGGATTAAAATATTAATGATAAGCGGGCCAAAAGTTACTGTTGTATTGCAACAAAGAGTCAGAGTACCAGACGGGCGGGGGGGCAGCAATGATGTGTGGAACGATATTGAAGAATTTAAAGCTGTGTTATCCCCCGTAAGATTAACTAAAGAAGGTTTAAAATACAACAAAGAATTACGAGAAATTGATTACATTCTATATCCTGTTAAAGTTCCTTCTGTTACTATAAATGACTTTCACAGAATAACTTATAATGGTAGGATTTTTCAAATTAAAGCTGTAGATTCTCCAATGATGAACACTAAAATATTAAAAATCGGACTTTTAGAAATTAAATAAATATGTCAAAAGTCGTTTTTGATTATGAAAAATTAAAAATACATGCTATTGAATTAGCAATAGGAGTGATGAAGGACACCGCCTTTGAAATTAGAGATGAAGTAATAAAGTCTATGGTGGATAGTCCTGAATGGTCAGAAAAAACATATTACAGACAAGGAAGAAAACATCACCCAAGTATGCCAGGAAAGCCACCAAGAGTAGATTTTGGAAGATTACATGATTCTATGTCTGTAAATTGGTATGGTAGTGGAATGGCAAATGGGGAAGTTGGAAGCAGAGCACAAAGTTCAGATGGTGTATCAGAACCAAAAGCAGAAGGAATGGTTGTCATTGGAAGCAATGCCCCATCAAAAAGCAAAAGAGGCTATTTACTGTGGGAATTGCTGGAAATTGGCACAAAAAAAATGAAAGCTAGACCGTTTCTTATGAAACCATTACAAAAATACAAGAAAATTATAGAAAAACATTTACGCATTATGTCCACTAAAAAATACATACTTGGATTAGCTAAGAACTTTAAATAAATTAGATTATTGTGTAAATTTTATGAGCAAAAATATTGGGAACATTCTTTCGGGAATTTACAACTATGCAGTTCAAGATAAAGTTGTACATAATAAAGCAGTAATAAAAAATACATTCCAAGTTAATGATGTGATAACAGGTTCAGTTTCAGGTGCATCTGCAACTATAACAACAATACAAAATAAACATTTTGATTATACATTAAGTACAGGATTAAAGTTACAAGTTAATGATGTGATAACAGGTTCAGTTTCAGGTGCAAGTTGTACTATACCTATTATAAACCAATTACATACAACAATAAGTGACAGAATATATTTTCAAGAAGCAGAAGAAGAGGAACTTATAGATTTACTGCCTTATATTACATTTGAATTAGTTTCATCAGATACTTTTTCTTATTATACAGGACAGTATGAAACATTTGTTTTATCGTTTATGGCTTATTCTGACCAAGCATCATCAACACAAATAACTACTATAGATAAGCAACTTAATGATTTATTTAATAAAGATACTGAATTAATTATAACTGATTGGAAATTTCACAGTTTAATGAAAAGGGGCATGTCAAGATTTTTCAGGGATGAGAATAAGATTTGGATTTTAATTAACAATTTTGAAATTATTGTGCAATAATAAAAATTTTTTAGGAGGCTTTAAAAATGGCGGACGCAGTGATTAATTCTACAGGAGAGATTTTTTTTAGTAAATTAGTTGATACAGGCGTTACATTAACTAATAATGTATTGGATAGCACAAATGCTGTGGATGACACAACACCGGCAAATGGTAAATGGACATCAATGGATGTTACAGGAGCTACCGCTGCTGACAAAGTTGTATTATCCACACATACTACTGTAGCATCTGAGTCTGGGCCTGCTTCTGGTCTTACTATAGTAAAAATGGCTGTCGGTTCAGCATCTACTCCTATAGCTGGTGCAAGTGGAATAGCTTATGGAAGATTTGCTAGTGCTAATATATCATCGTATGATGCTATTTCTTTTTATATCCGTGTTGGAATGGCGTCACCAACAGCAGGAACAACTGTATCAACTTTACAGTTTGTAACTTGTTCTGATGCTGCTGGGGCAACTGCTGTAGAAACTTTGAATTTACCAGCTATTCCAGTAACAGATATGACTTTGGCAACTGATGTTGTGGCTGGGACTGGAGATACAACTCCTCCTGATATAAATAAATGGAGAAGAGTTATTGTAAAACTTAATTCCCCTTCATCTAATAACGCTTTGTTGTCTGTTGCTTTAAAGACAAGTGCGGCAATTTCAGCAGCTTGTAATATTTATATTTATCAGGTACGATTGCTTAAATCATTTCCTGGTAGGACTGGATTTAGCATATCTGAAACAGTTGATACTGTTGATGTGTCTGACTATCAATCACTTAGAACAAAAGAGTTTTCTGATACTTTTTCTAGTTGGACAGCAACAATTGATGGGCATAAAGAAGGTGCACCACCATTAGAAAAGAATAAAAAGTATGCTTTAGGTTTCTGGGAAGCTGATACTGTTGGACAAGCTTTTATAGGGGATGCTTTCTATACAGGATTCACCCCATCAGGAACATTTAATGATTCAGTAAAATACTCATATAGTTTTCAGGGAAGTGGAGCACTCTCTGTCCCGCTGGCATAAAATAAAATTAATATCTATAATACTTTTGCTGAATATTAATTAAAATATCCTTGACAAAAATCTAAAAGTTTGTTAGAATACTATGTTAAAGTTCATTAGCTAAAATACCCTAAATAGGACTCTCATAGTAAAGGGTTAATTTTAAGCCTGAAATAAATGCAATTATCTCATTGCTGGGATATGTAAGTCATTTATTTCAGGCTTTTTTTATTTATACACATATGCAAAAAATTAAAATACAGTCAGGAGAATATGCAGCTTTTTTAAATCCAAAAAATGAAATTATTGGTGGATGTATCTTTTTTAATATAGATAAGAAAAATGATAAAATTTATTGGACTAGTAATTGGTGGATTTTTAAAGATATTAGGGATATTAAAGTAGAGTTTTACAAAGCAGAGGATAATGCACTAAAACTTATTTGTATAAACAGGGCTGTATTAAATATCTCACATAATGTAAAACTTGGATTAATGAATAAAGGAAATATTCAAATTAGTTGCAATTAATTATACTTTTATTTTATTAAAGGAGTAGAAAATGTCATCAGATTTACAAATTCTTGCAAATACACCTAATACACTTAATTTAAATGGGCAAATTTATCGTGTCAATCCCCCTACGCTACAAGATTTAAGTGAGGCAGAATCTTATGGAAAGGAATTAAAACAGAAAAAACGTGTTGAGTATATAAAACAATATAATGAGCTTTTTTCACAAATGCCTAAAGAAATGTCAATGGAGGAGAAAAAACAAATAATTAATAGTGTACTTCCAGCAGATTTGACACCTAAAGATAAAATTGATTTGTTGGCTGCTATGCCAGATTCTTGGGATGATGAAAAGAAAAATAAACAAATACTGAGATTGGTATTAGAGCGTGACGGTGTAGAATGGATGGAAACTTTGTATATATTGTGGCTGTGTGTAAAGAAAAATCAACCAGATATTAAATTAGAGGATATTAAAAATTGTGTAACTGCTGATGATTTAGATAATATTTTAAAAGTTATCTCACCGAAGAAAGCTGGGGGCAGTGAAAAAAACGTATAGATAACTCAGAGTCTAAACCAGTGACTTTGGGTTTTATGTTTGCTTTGCTTAAAAAGTTTTATTCATTTCAGCATAAAGAAATTTTAGCGTTAACACAAGACCAAATCCATGTTTATATGGAACAGATTCCAGAAGTTATGATTTGGTTAGGAGAAGCAGAAAGAAAAGAATCAAAAATATTACAAAAAGAGGATATTGTAAAAATGATTAGAGAATTAGGACACCGTTTGCCAGAAAGTATAAAATAATATGGGAATAATCAGTGCAACTGCGTTTGCAGACGCTTATATGACTTTACGAGTTGATTCCAGTAAAATCTTTTCTGACCTAGCTGCTGGGGTAAAAACAGTAGAAAAGGATTTAGATAAGATCGGAAAACAAATTGGTGATAAAACTGGCTCTGCTGCTGGTAAAACTTTTTGGCAGAAATTCTTTGGTGGTGGAACTTTAGATGTTGTAAAAGGTTTAGGTATAGTTTCTGGTATACAGCAAATTACTGGCAGTGTAAAAAATATGGCTGGTAGTGCTATTAAATCTTTTATGGATTTTGAATTTGAAATGGCATCTGTAAAAGCTAAAGCTAACGCAACCACAATAGAATTTAGAGCGTTAGAGGAAGCTGCTAGAGAAATGGGAAGAACAACATTTTATAATGCTACTCAATCTGCGGAAGCACTTAAAGTGTTAGTAGAAATGGGCTTAGATGCACATGAAGCCATAGAAGCATTGCCTAAAGTATTAACATTAGCTACAACTGAAGCCATGAACTTAGCTGATGCTGCTGATATAGCTTTAGGTTCTATGCGTGGTATGGCTATGACTACAGGTGATTTGGACAGAATTGTTGATACTATAGCTTACACTGCTGCTAAATCAGCATCTACAGTTTATTCATTAGGACAAGGTTTAAAAGTAGCGGGTGCTGCTGCTCATATATCAGGACAATCTCTTGAAGATGTCTTAGCTGTGTTAGGAGGATTAGCTAACCAGATGATACGATCTGAAACTGCTGGTTTTGCCATCACTCAGATGATAGCTAGGCTTACCAGAGCAGCGTCTACAATGGGTGGAACTATAGATGAAACTGGCTCTACAATAGGTATGGCAAGACAAACTATCCAAAAGCTAAAATTAGAACTATTAGATACTGAAAAAAGATTAAAGCCCTTACCACAAATATTTACAGATTTAAAACTTAAATCAGCTTCTACTCTTGAGGTATTAAGAATATTTGGTGTATACACATATAAATATGCTTTAGCTGCTATTAATGCTAGTGATACTATAAATACATTAAATAGGGAACTTACAGATACAGATAGTTTAGTACGTGGTGCTGCACAACGAATGGCTGATATGAAATTGGATACTCTGAGAGGTGATTTAACTTTAGCTAAAAATGCTTTAATTGATTTAGGAATAGAATTAGGAAAGATATTTTCTCCAGTTGCAAGGGGGGCTGTTCAGGCTTTTGCAGCCACTATAAAAGGATTAAAATCTGCATTAGACGCTGTAAGAGGAAAAGGGGAGGGGGCTAGACAAAGGGCGGATATTAGAGAATCTGATGCTTATTTAGAAGGTCAGGGAATTATTCCTTCAAAAAGACAAAAAAATGTTTTTGAACAATTTAATGAAAATAAGCTTAATGGGGTAATAGAACGAATAAGAGATAAGGTCAGTGTATTAAAATATGATCAATTTGGTTTACCTGTTTTTGAAGAGGTGAAAATAAAGCCTATTGAAACAGACAGATTGCTAGATGAAGAGATTTTAAAAAGACAAGAAGCTTATGAAAAGAGTATGTCCAAAGTCTATTCACAGCAAAAAGTAATGTCACTTGCAAATTTAAAATTTCAACTAGATCAGCAAGAAGAACTTTTTGCTAAAATAAAACAAGATATAAATGCAGAGTATGATTTAAGAATATCTGGTAATAAAGTTTCAATGGAAAAAAATTTAGCTTATGAAAAAGAAATAACAGAAATGATAGCTACTGAAAATGAAAAAAGAAAAGAAGATTTAGCTGAGGTGGCAGCAGCACAATCACAAGCACACATAGAATTATTAGATAAATGGTCAAGATCAAACACTAAAGCTAGGATAGAGGAAGAGAATAAAGTAGAACAACATAATGCTCGTATAGCAGAATCATTTACAAGATTGTCTGAAGGAATGAAAACTAACTCTTCTGAATATTTTCAGTGGAAATTAAAAGCCTTGAATGAACAATATGGAAAAGAATTGGCAATAGTTAAAGATACTGAGGAAGGTAAATATCTTGTAGAGAAATGGTATGCAGAACAAAAGAAACAATTACATTATCAAGAAGTAGCACAGTCAAAAGATTTATTTGAGGGAGTTAAAGTAGGACTTCAAAAATTATCAGATGAGGGTGCACAATTTGGTCAAATAGGAATAGATTGGGTAAATGATTTAAAATCAGGTTTTCAATCAGGGTTTAGCACATTTTTTAGTGAGACATTAAAAGGAACTAAAAGTTGGGGGGAATCTTTAAAATCCTTATTTACTGATATTATAGGAAATATTCTTGATTCTTTTGCTAAAGCTGGTTCACAGTTATTGACTAATTCTTTGTTTAATTTATTATTAGGGTCTTTAGCAACAAAAACCCCAGCAGCAATGCCGGAGGATTATTTTACTAATGATATTGCTAAGTATTTTATTTCTGGTGCTGGGGCTTCAATAGGAACAGGGTATGCTACAAAACCTAAAGGATTTAAAACTGCAAATAGAATGAATAATAATTCTGATAATATGACACTTAATCAAGAAATTCATTATAATGTTTCAGCTATTGATGGGCAATCGGTGCATCAATTTTTTAGAAAAAATAGAAAACTTGTTCAAGAAGTTTCTGCTGAGGGAGTCAATAAAAGTAGAAGATTAAAAAAATTATATAGGGGAAATAATGAGTAATATGGATAATTGTAGTGCAGATACTATTTATAAGATAAAAAAAGGCATTGGTTTGTGTTATAAATTGGGGGATTGTTAGCTTGGATTTTGATAGAACTTATGCCACACCATCAGGTTCAACATGGCCTAAATTTCCAACTGGATTAGATTCATGGGGACAATCTGGTAAGCCACAATTAAGAACAACTACACAAGTAGGAAGAACTTGGGAAGAAAGTTATCCACCAATGAAAGCTAGTGATGCTAATACAAGAGCATTTATAACTTATATAAATCAATTATGGAATCAAAGAACTATTTTTGATATTGACCATCAACATTTGGGAAATACATTAGGAACTATTACTGGTGGTGGCGTTATTAATGGGGCAAGTCAAACAGGCTCTTCTATAACTGTTACTGTTTTGACCGGAACTGCAAGTACACATGCTTTAAAGCAAGGAGATATAATAAAGCTTCCTGGTATTAATCATATATTTGATGTCACTTCAAATGTGCTTGTTGGTGCAACCAGTATCCCAGTAAGTCCTGTAATAATTTCAGGACAGAGTCCTACTAATTCACAAGCAATAACTTATAATAGTGTAAAATTTCATGCTACCCTTGTAGGTGAATTGGTTCTTCCAAGAGCATCCTATGATGCTTATTACGAGGGCTTAGTTATTTCCTTCCGTGAAGTACCATAGTAAAATAAGATATAAAGGAATATATAAATTATGAGGGGGTATCTTGCATCTGCTGCTTCTATAGGAGCAGCTATAATATCAAATTCAGATAATTGGCCTGCCAGCACAACTGTTCTTACTGTTGGTGATACTATACAATTTGAATCTCACACAACTTCATACACAATAACAGTAGTCAGTGGAAGCACAAGCTCTTCCGGAATATTAACTTCTTTTGAATTTACCCCAACTTTATCAGAAAATGTTCCCGATAATACTGCCATTATATGCCCATCCCCAAGAACTATTGAATCTGCAATGAAAACTGCTGTTGCTGCTGAAACAGGAACAATATGTTATTTCATGCAATTTGATTTTGAGGATTTAAGACATATATCATCTTTTGCAAATTCATCTGTCAATCCTGGGACTAAAACTAAAGTAACAACTACAACAGCACACGGATGGACTTCTGGAAATGTTGATATAACACAAACTGGTGAAACGTATGATGGGAGTGATTATGCTATTTCCAATGTAGGCTCTGATTATTTTGATATTACAAAGGTTTTTACTGCAACAGAAACAGGTGTAGTTACAAAAGATGCAACCACATATTTATCTACAACTACACATGATATATCATGGAATTCACAAACATGGCAAGGTGTAGGGGGATTATTGCAATTTGAAGAAGTAGCAGAAACTTCTGATATGCAGGCAAGTGGTATTGATATTCTA